GTTTATGAATATTCAATCAATAAATTCGGAGAGCCACTTTGCATTAAATGTCAGAGAGGAGGCGGACGCAGATGAAAATATTACATACAGCTGATTGGCATATTGGCCAGTTCAAAGGTCCTGTGGTGGACGGAGTGAATCTCCGTTCACAGGATACAGTAAAATGTTTGGAATATATGGTACAGGTAGCTATAGAAGAGAAACCGGATATCGTTTGTGTATCAGGAGATATCTTTCATCAGGAACAGGTTGGCCCCGTGAGGTATTCAGACGAAATGATTACGGCAACGAATATCATTACATCATTAGCACATTTTTCGAAGTATGTGATCGTGATGCGAGGCACTCCAAATCACGATGGAGCTGCTCAGTTTAGAGTTCTTGAACGGATGCTGCTTAATATTAGAAATGTAGATGTTGTTACAGAACCAGGAGTAATAAAGACTCCATGGGCAGACATTGCCTGCCTGCCGGGATTTGACAAACAGGAGTTCAGAGCAAAATTCCCTGGTTTATCTGCAGACGAAGAAAATCTTGCATGGACGAAATATATTTCAGATATGGTTTTTGCATCGAGAGCAGAGTGTGAAAAGACACCGATTCTCATGGCACATTATACGGTTCCTGGTTGCAACATGGAATCAGGGCAGACCTCCTTCTTCACAAACTTTGAGCCGGTCATTCCAAGAGAAGCTTTAATTGCCGCAAGATATGAGGCGGTGCTTCTTGGTCATATCCATCGCCCGCAAATCATTGAAGGATTTGACAATGTATTCTATTCCGGAGCAATCAATGCAATGAATTTTAATGATGAAGGACAGGATCGTGGATTCTGGATTCATGAATTTAATGAGAAAGGCACTCTGGTAAAAGGACATAGATACACTACTCCATACAGACAGTTCCACACTATCACCTGGGATCCTGATGAAGTTGGCGACTATATCCGTGAAGGGGCTATGTATCTTCATAGAACAGGCATTTCAGAAGATGTGACGGATAAGATAGTCCGGGTGCGGTATTCCTGCACATCTGAACAGAAAAAGGCGCTCAACATTCCACTACTGCAAAAGAACCTGTATGAGCTTGGTGCATTCTATGTGGCAGATATTGAAGCAGAAAGCACTATTGACATCACGAACCGCGGGCTTCTCTCGGAGGAAAGCGACCCAAGGTTGAATCTGAAAAAATGGTTGGAGGAAAAGACATTTAAGAATCCAGACAAAATCGTGGAGCTTGCCGAGCCAATCATAGCAGAAGCCATGAAACAGAGTACCACCGCAGAGATTCACGGTGTGTTTAAGCCGGTATCTATTTCTGTCAGAAATTACAGAAACTACAAGGAAGAAAACTTTGATTTTTCAGACATTTCATTCTGCACGATCAATGGAGTAAACGGTGCAGGAAAGAGCAGCCTTTTCATGGATGCTATTGTGGATTGTCTGTTTGAAGAAACCCGTGAGGGAGACTGTAAGGCGTGGATCCGAGGTACAGAGGATGCAAGAAGCGGTTCCATAGAATTTATTTTCGACATCGGAGAGAAACGATTCCGGGTAGTCCGCACCAGAACAAAATCCGGAAAACCAACACTGAACTTGTCACAGTATCAGGAAGAAAGTGCTGACTGGATGAATCTGTCCAAGGAAAGAATCATTGACACACAGGCTGAAATCGAGAAGCTTCTTGGTATGGACAGCATGACATTTCGCAGCTGCGCATTGATCATGCAGGATCAGTATGGATTATTCTTGCAGGCAAAGAAAGATGAACGTATCGCAATTCTTGGAAATCTGCTCGGGCTTGGAATCTATGGAGTAATGGAACTGGATGCCAGAAAGAAGCTTGCGGATGCCAGAAAGGAGCTTGCTTCTAAAAAAGAAGCCGTTCGGATCAAGACTGACTTCATTAAGGCTCAGGGAAATCCAGAGGAAGAACTGGAGACAGTAGAAAAAGATATTCATAAAAAGCAGGAAGAACTTGAAAATCTGGATGAATCCAGAAGAAATTTGATCGAGCGCCAGGAAAAAATATCTGAGGTCGAGAAGGAAAGTGAAAAAACCAGAAGTGATTTGAAAGAATGCTCAGAAGAATACAGTGCAATGGCAAACGATCTGGACCATTCAAAGCAGACACTGACAGCGTGCAATAATCTTTTGGAACTGGCCGATACGATACGGGAAAAAGCAAAACAGCATTCTGAATTATCTTTACAGCTTTCTGAAGTAGAGAAGGACGTTATTAAATATAAAAATGCAAAAAGAACACTGGATAGCTATAACGAAG